AAGCCGTAAGGCTGATATTCGAGAGGTTCACATCTGGCGTGCCGCTTGGGAAAATCAAAAGCGAACTGGAAGCAGCGGGGATAAAATCATGCCGGGGATATAACCTTTCCTACAGCCATCTGAACTATATCCTGCGCAACGAAATTTACATCGGCGACCGCAGGTACCAGAAATGTTTTATTGAAGATCCCATCCGGAAAAATAAGATTAAAAACCAGGGGCAGCTTCCGCAGTATTATGTGGAAAACGACCATATGGCGATCATCAGCCGCGAGGTTTTTGCCAAAGCTCAGGATGAAATCATCAGAAGGGCGGCGCTGGTGAATCCGACGTACCCTTTCACGGGGAAGATAAAATGCGGCATCTGCGGATGCCATTATACGAGGGGTTCAGCCAAAGTGAAAGGACGGGAATATGTGAGCTGGTTCTGCAGGGCGAAGAAAGAGAAGGGAGTCACCTGCCGGAGCCGCAATTATTCCGAAGAACAGCTCCAGAGGATATGTGCCGGCCTGATGGGGATGGAGGAATTTGACGCAGAGGCTTTCGGGGAATCCGTCAGGGGACTTACCGTCCTTCCGGACGGCAGCCTTGAGGCGGCATTCCTGGACGGGGAAACAAAGGTGTGGGAGAACCACGCAGATTACGAAAAACGCTACAATGCCCTTTGATGACGCAAAGGTATTTTTGCAGCAGTTAAATGATTTCTACACCGCAGGGGGGGATGAAGATCATGGGGCAATAACGAGGAAAGGTTATCTCATTAACTGCGAGCTGTGCAAAGGGAGCAGGCACTGCCAGAAACATACACCTGAATTTCTCCGGAAAGTTCGGCACAAATGAGCCTTCTGTACAAGAAGGCATTGTTTGCGGGTATGTGATAAAGTAAGGAACTGTCGTGAAATAATTTGTATATTTTTGGAATCTATGTTAATATATGTCATGA